ACGTAATCTTTTTCAATGCATGTACTTTGATTCCACGTTTATTATCAAAGTAAGGCAACCAAGGACTAATGCCGGCCCATTGATCCACAATGTCACTCTGAGCCATGACATCATCCGCATAGTAAGATGGTGTTGAAATCACAGCAACGATAATACGTATGGCTCCAGGATAATTAATTGACACCCAATTACCAGGATCAGAACCAACACCGTACTTCCCCTTATTGTTAATTTGGTACTTAATTTCCACATTATTAAAATGGACTTTCTTCCCAGTAAACTGTCCTTCTCCAGTTCCCTGAGTAATCATACGGGCAATATTACGTGAATGCAATCGATAACCAAAAGCTTCTTCCATGTCATAAAACTTGAATGCTTTAGCTAATTTATTCTCCGGCTTAAACCGGGTAATTAACTTCTTTACTGCTTTCATTGTGGTCTTGCCCTTACTGGTTTTCTTATTTCGCCGACGACGATTTCGCCGAGTCCGCTTCTTATACGCCATTTTTAATTTTAATTATTGTCGGAGTTAGGGGTTTAAGGGGGAAAGATTAAATTCATGCTAACTTTAATTAAATCTTTAACTTTTTAATCTCCGGAGCGGAGATCACCTATGACGTCAAAATAAAGTTCTCGTCTATAAATAGAGGGGGAGGTAGACGTAGACGCCGCTCTGTAAGTAACACTAGAGCGGCTACAAAGGCTACCTGGCTCGTAACAGTCTGCCATATTAACTTCGTCAAATAGGTGGTTGACTACCAATGCCAGCTCAGCAAGCTAGATACTTCCTTCTGACAATCCCTCACCAGGATTTTCTGCCTTACCTCCCCCCAGATGTCTCTTACATCAAAGGCCAACTTGAACAAGGGACTGACACTGGTTATATACACTGGCAAGTCTTGGTCCACTTCTCCCGAAAAGTCACGTGTGCCAAAGTCAAAGACGTGTTCGGAACTTCCTGTCACGTGGAAATCACACGCTCCGAAGCCGCAAATGACTACGTCTGGAAGGAAGACTCCCGAATCGGCCACCAATTCGAGCTGGGAAAACTTCCATTCAAACGGAACTCCAAGGCTGACTGGGACCAAGTGTTAGACTCTGTTAAAAAGGGCAAGTTCGACGAGGTACCCTCAGACATCCTCATCCGCTGCTATGGGAACCTCAAAAAAATCCATGTAGACTCCCTTACCCCAACGGAGCAGGAAAAGCAAGTTTACGTCTTTTGGGGCACCACTGGTTCGGGCAAGAGCCGTCGAGCGTGGTCGGAAGCGGGGCTTCAGGCCTACCCCAAAGACCCCATGTCCAAGTTTTGGGACGGTTATCGAGGACAAGAGCACGTCGTCATCGATGAATTCCGTGGTGCCATCTCCATCTCCCATATACTACGTTGGCTCGACCGTTACCCAACAATCGTTGAAGTCAAAGGGAGCTCTGTCGTTCTTAACTGCAAGACAATTTGGATCACTTCAAACATCTCGCCTGATCAATGGTATCCTGATTTGGACGATGAAACAAAACGCGCCCTTCGCAGACGCTTTACACAAGTAGTTCATTTTGACAACTGGAATTAAATATATTCTCTTTACTCGGCCTTCGGCCTTACCCTAGCCACTGACCCTAAACTTACCCTAACCTTTCTCGGCCTTCGGCCTTACCCTAACGCTAATTTCTAACCCTAACCCCTAACCCTAACCCCTAAGTTGTTAGGGTTACTAGTTTAGGGTTTTATGCGTCAGAGTAATACAATTTCACAGCAATTGTTGCTTCGCCGACACGTTTCCACGAATCTCCTCCGACAATTTGCGCGGGATGCTTACCCTCATTCCAAGCAATTACATAATAATTACGGTTTTGCAACTGACGATTCGTAACATCTGACATTGTTACAGTCTTATTTAAACGACAATTTACAGTTCCTGTTGCATACCGCGGACAACCTTGACGATCAACATTAACATCAACACCATCACCATCCATTTGATAAGATCCCGCTAACGTAATCTTTTTCAATGCATGTACTTTGATTCCACGTTTATTATCAAAGTAAGGCAACCAAGGACTAATGCCGGCCCATTGATCCACAATGTCACTCTGAGCCATGACATCATCCGCATA